ACGCGCGCGGGTCACGCAGGACCCAACCGAACTGGGCCTCAGCGAGGATCGCACCCATGTTGCGGTCGAAGAGGTCCACACCACCGGCGCGCTCAGTCGCCTTACGGTAGGTGATGGTCTCAACGAAGCCGAGACGCAGGGCGTCCTTGAAGTCGCCGCCGATACCGAGGAGCTTCGCGGCCGGAACCTTGGCCTTCTCGTAGCCGGAGATGGCGCGAGAATAGGTGGCCGGGACACCCAGGACAGTGCCGAACTTCGCGGTGATGTCGGGGGCCTGCTGGTAGAGCGGGCGACCCTGAGCGTCCAGGGCGTTCACCAGGTTCGAGCGGAACTTCGGGGCCAGGAGGAAGTGGTCGAAACCGAACTCGGCCTCATCCGCATCGTCCAGCACAACCTTGTCGTAGGCGGCGGACAGCTGCTTGGTGAAGTAGCCGGTAGCGGTCGAGGCCAGGTCCAGCTCCTGCACCTTCGTGGTGGAGGTCAGGGCCTCCTTGCCGGTGATGGCGGTACCGGTGTTCGCGTCAATGCCGTGGATGACAGCAGTGTCGATGGCGCGAGCAATGGCCTCACCCAGGGCGCGCTGGATACGAGAGTACTCGCCGAGCGGGTCGGCCTTAGCGGTCTCCTCTGAGTAGAGGATCATCACGGCAGCCTTGACGGGGGTGACCGTCTTGACCTTGCTGGACAGGGTAGCGACCGGCTTCAGGCCACCCTCCTGCACGATACCAGCGGTAGGCTGGCCGACCGGGATCGGAATGGCGGTACCGTTGATGGACACCGGGACGCTACCGGCGAGGCCCTGAACGACAGAGCCCTTCATGGCGTTGTCCCAGATACCCTTTACGACGGTCTTGGGAAACGCGGCCTCATTCCCGGCGTTGGCGCCGAGAATCTTGGATACTGTCTCGATCTTGGCTTCGTTGTCGGGGTTGTACGCGGGTGCAGGCATATGCCCTCCTTACTGGTCTGCGAGGCCGAAGAACCCGAGCGCCTCACTCAGGCCGTCATCCTCGGTCTCAAGGTCTGCATCCACCGCAGGGTCGCGGGGGACTGAAGGCGCGGGCGTAGCGTCTGCCTGCTCGCGCAGCGTGGCGAGGGCGTCTACCTGCTCCTGCCACGAGTCTTTGTCGCCGGTGAGGAACGATGCGAAGCGGGCCGGAATGTTGGCCTTAGAGAGGAGAGCCTCCTTCTCTGAGAGCTCAGCGGCGGCACGCTCGGCAGCCTCCTTCGCCTCAAGCTTCTCAGTGAGTGCGACCAGCTGGGCGCGCAGCTCGCTCACCTCATCCGAATGAGTCTCCTCATCATCCTTCGGCGCTTCCTCCGCAGGAGTCTCCTCGTCCTTCGTAGGAGCCTCATTGGTGGCCTCCTCGGCGGGCTCGATGGGGTAGTCAGTGGTTGAGATAGGTCCGTCAGTCTCTTCAACGACGGAGGGCTCAGGCGCGGGGGTGTCGCTCATTTGCGCTCCTTCAACTTCTCCCGGAAGTACTTGTCCATTGCTCGGCGCGCATCCACTCCATGAAGGTCCTGGTCGCGCACAACCTCATTGTACACACGCTCGAATCCGACTTGCTGACCCTTCCCTTCCCAGTGCTTTGAGGTGAAAACGGGAGTACACGTACAGAAGCAGTGATCGTGGTACCTGTCAGCCCTAATGCCAGCCGACTCAGAGGACTTATACACCGGGCCACGGGACGCGAGCATAGCACAAAAGCCGCAGGGTCCATTCTTGTTCGGGTGGCACACCCTGGCGAAAGCGAACGGGCGAGCAATCAGCTCACCTCTCGAATTGCGCCGATACTTATCGGGCACGTCAGAGAAGACCTTCATGCTGCGGTGGCGATCCTTGACGAGCTCTTCCTCGTCGAGGGTGCGAACAGCTTCCTCCACCCTGTCGGCAACCTTCTCAAAAGCTTCCTCCAGGCTCATGCGCGGGCGGCGGCGGGCCTCAACCTTCTCGACATCCTCGACGATCGCCTTCTGGGCACCCTCGGAGAACTCCTCAAGGTCCTTCACCAGATCGTCCAGGGCGCCCTCAACGAGGTCAATGGAGGAGGGTGCGGTGTCGGTAGCGTCGGCCACGGTTCGGCGCGCAGCGGCCAGCACATGCCCCTCCAGGGACCGCTCAAGGCGCCGCATCCCCTCAGGCGACGACAACGCCCCCTGAGTGCCGCGAATCGTGCGGGCGATCGTCTTCGGCGAGTACCCGGGCTGCGGGGGAATCCACGACTCGGGCGCCCCGGCCTTGCGGGCCTGGCCGCGCAGGAACAGGGCCGCCGCCGCCCACGCCTGCTTGCGGGCCTGCCACATGAGCGGAGTCAGAAGGTCCCCCACGTGCTCCACCGGGGGCGGCTCAGGGAGCCCGTCGAACGCCTTGAGTGCATCCTCAGCCCGGCGACGGAACAGCATGACGATTCCGCGCAGGATGCTGTAGAAGAGGGCCTCACTCACTATTAGGGTCCCCCTCAGAGTCCTCGGGCGCCTCGGGAGCCTCAGGCATGTCCAGGCCGGCGTCGGCGTCCATCTTGTCGCCACGGGCCTTCTCGCGGCGCAGCTGCTCGGGCGTGAGGTGCAGGAACTCGCGTGCCGTCTCATCGCCGATAATGCCCTGACTGTGGGCCTGGAGGGCGTTCGCCATCTGCGCCGACGCGGAGGGTGCGGCGGCATCGCGCCACGTCACCTCGAGAGCCTCCAACCCATCCAGGGACATGCCGTTCGCCTGGGCCACGATCCGGCCGACACGCTCCAGGGCGTCACTGAACTGGCGCTGCTTGTTCTCCGCACGGGCGATGAGGCGATCCTTCGCCACACGCAGGGCCTCCGCCGACGTCGGGTTGTTGTCCGAGGAGACACCCATCATCGACGGCGGGATACCGGTCATGGCGGATAGCTGGAGCGCGTAGGAGCGGTACGTGTTGATGAACGGGTCCAGCGCCATGCCGGTAAGCTGCTTCACATCACCACCGGAGGGGATGGCGATCAGGTTGCCCATGTACGCCTGCATCTTGTCTGGATGCTGAGCAAGCATCTCCGCAGCCCCGTCACCCACGACGGCGCGCATGGGGGATGAGGCAACCTCCTGCGCCACCTGCAAGTTCGTGAGCGTACGAGAGGCGGCATCAATGACCGAGGTGAGCTCACGCAGATCGGAACGCCCATACTTGTCGGATAGGCGAGCCCTGTTGAACATGGGGACGATAGATGCCCCCCACTGGTCCTGGCGGCCCTGGCCGACGCTCTTCCAGTCGTACTTGCCCTTCGCGTAGAACTCCACGCCGTCTGGCGTGTAGTAGGTGGCCCCCACGTTCCCGTCGTCACGGCGGTAGAGGACAACGCCCTCCACAACCTCGCCACGGAAGTTGATGCGAACGCGAGCGTGCTTCGCGTCCACCGCCCGAATAGACGCGAACTCGTGCTCGTCATCCGGCGGGGCAATCACCCAATAGGCGGCGCCGGCGCTAATAGCCTCAGCGGCAGCAAGGTTGAACTGGGAGTCCATGTCGTTCGCCTGCCACGTCTTCCGCAACAGGTCAACCACGCCCATCTTGTCGTCATCCGCGACACGATAACCATCCGGGATCAGAATCTCGGTGAGGACATCCACAGCCATCTTAGCGAACGGGGCCTGAATCTCCAGAACACGCGCCTTCGCCGGCAGGCTGATACCAACCGCGTCGAGGCGCCGCTTACCCTCATAGTAGCCCTCATAGGTGATGGGGCGGTAGGCGCCAGACGCGAACTTGGAGATCATCTTCTGGAAGCTCACATGAACACCTTCCACTCACCTCGCGGAGCAGTCAGGTCCGCCCACTCCTTCGAGTTCTTCACATGCCTATACAGCATTCTAGCGCCGATCATGCACACAGCCAGGTCGATCTTCTTCGACGACTTCGGGGACTCCTTCTTCACCGACCAGCGTCCCTTGAACTCATTCACGCGACAGTTCGACACATGCTCACCCAGGGCAGAGTCCCCATCATGGGTGAACGTCTGCTGCTGAATCTCCGTGAACGCCGTCTCCGCCGCCTCCGCGAACTGGTACGCGTGCGACCGCATATCCCAAGCGATCGGCGAAGCGGACATGCCGCCGCGCACCGCGGGGACGATCAGCCTGTCGCCGAAGTCCTCCGGCCACGCCGTGCGCGTGAATGACTCCCACTCGCGCACGTCAGCCCAGAACGCGACCACGTTGTAGGTGTCGAACGCCTTCCGCACCCCAGCATCCACGGCAGCCACATTCACAACCCCGAGCGGCTTCTCAGGCTTCCAGTGCCCGATCTTGAAGATGTGCCCGTCCTCCATGCAGCACCCCACGAGGGCCGTATGGTCATTGGACTTGGAGCCATCGAAGAACATGACGATCCGCTCCCCAGGCTCCACCTTCCGGTCAGGCTTACGGAGCTGCGTCCACTCCTCCAGGGTGATCCAGGACGCCTCTGCGGCGTTCGGGCGGTTCAGGAAGAAGCGAATGGAGCGCGACTCAGGATACTCGGGAGACCAAATCTGCTCCTTGATGGACTCCAGGTTCACCCACGGACAGTCCTCATACACGTACTCGAGGGCTTCCGTGAGACCGACCTGCCCCTCCTCAGGCTCGTCCGTCAGAACCGTATTCGGGGGAGCGATACGGGCGTCATAGAGCACCTTCGTCTTACCGCGCGTGAGGCCATCCTCCTGATCGCACCAAGCCTCAAAGATCGCCTCAGCCGACGACTGCTCGCCCGGCACCCACGCGTTGCAGGTACCCATGAAGCGGCCACCCATCTTCGCCGCGTTCTGCTGAATCGTCTGCAACATGGCCGGCCCACCCTGCGCTGGGAGCCAGTGCTCAAGCTCGTCACCCACGACGAAGGACACCTCGCCACCTTCCATCGAGTGCGCAGAGGACGTCATCTGCTGGAGCTTCCCCCCGCCAGGCGTCTCGATGAACGTCTTCGCCACCTCGAGGTCGTACTTGCGGGCCAGCGACCCCTTCTTCTGGCAGAACGCCCTGACCATTCGGATGGTATTCTGAGTTTGGGTCTCCGACGTAGCTACGATCTGCACCAGCGGCATGCTCATTGGCTTCGCGCGCACGCCGAACGGCTCATGTCGGTCGAAGCCGTCGAACCGGCAAGGGCCGAGGAGCTCGAACAAGCACAAAGCGGCAGCGAAGGGGGAGTTGTGGGTCACCACCATCGTCTCGCCAGTCACATAGAGACCATCCTCAGCCTCCACAGTGATGCAGCGGGCGTCAACCGGAGCAACCCTACGCACGTCCTTAATGACGCGCGGGATGGGCTTCCTTCGCTGCTCCTGCACGCGCTCCGCACGGCGAGGCAGGGTCACGAGGTTCTGGTGCTTGTAGGGCTTGAATGTCAGCCGATAGCGCGGGCCGGTGACGCGACCATAGAGCTTCGCCTCAGACTCCCTGACATTAACCTTCACTCCCATGGAGCGCAGAAGGAACGCCATGCCGTCAGCGATCTGCTTACGCACCTGACAATACTCCGCAGACCCCTTCTTATCTATGTAGCCATCGGAGTCCATGAGGCCCTGAATTAAAGTCCTGCGCTGCTCCATGGAGGCGTACAAGTACTCCTCGGGAATATGCTTATCGTTCAGCACTCCAGCCTTCCTGAGGTCTCTAGAGAGGCCCAGAATGGTGAACTTGCGAGCGCGCCCACCCTCCTTCTTTTGGCGAAGATCACTGATTTCATAGCCAGCCGCCCGGCACCGCTCCCGAACATGCGGGACGTCATCCACGTCAGCGGTCGCCTCGCCACTACTAGACGTACCATCGCCGAGCCAGTAGCCAAGAACCCACGGATCGACAGGCAGGTCGCGCTCAGGAAACTCCAGCGGCTCAGTCTCAGGGAGGGCGAACTTGCCAACTCCGCCCTTCGTCGCCTTCGTGGACCCCTTCGTGAGAGGTCGGTCGAACACAAGCCCCTCGCGGGCCATGGATCGCACATCGAGGGTGCGACGCTTACGCTTAGATGATCCGACAAACTCATCCACCGTAAACAGGTGCTCACCCGAGACCGTGAGGACAGTCCCGTCAGAGACCTCAACCTCCCATGTGTCCCACTGCCCCACCGGGTGTAGCTGCATGACCATGGTGGGCTTGCCGGACGGATGGAACACATAATCGCCGACGGCGAGGTCGCCAATCCTGCGCCATCCAGCAGTCGTTAAGATTGCGTTAGTTAAACATTCGGCTTTGCCACTTCCCTTGCTTAACCTTCTAATTCCCTGCCTATACACAAAGGAACCCTTATGGGTGAGGGCGTAGAAATGCAGAAGGAACTCGATCTGCCGGTCCGTCGGAATGAACGGCTGTCCAGCGCGCGGCCCGTTCGGCTGCACCAGGTTGTCCATCATCCATGCGGCAGCATGATAGCCGAGGGTGCGCTCAGGGAGCTCGAGGGGGAGCGTGTCTGTTCGCTCCCGGGGTGCGGGGAGCGTCTCGGTCACTTCGCGGCCCGCGCCTTCGCCCAAGCCTGGAGAGCCACCACGCCGGCAGACTCGGCCTCGGACTCGTCCACGCGGTTGATCTCGATCTGCACACGCCGCCGATCACCCTCAGTGAGAAGGAGGCTGGTGAGCATCGTGTTCACCGCCGCCAACATCGTAGGGGAGCGGCGGTCCTGCATCTTGTAGTTCGACAAGTCATCACAAGTGGAGTAGAGGACGATCCAGTCAGACGGCTCGTAGTAGCGGGTGAACGTGGACTGCTCCACGGCCTTCCACAGCTTCTTCGCGATCGGGTGCCAGTCGGGGTCAGGCTTCGGGGGCTTGACCTGCTCGGCGACCACGTTCACGGGCTCCACGCCACCATCGAGCTTACGCGCCTGAGTGGTGCGGTGCCCTTCCGTGCTGCGCTTCGGAATCGGACCCTTAACTCCCATCATCGTCTCCTACAAGTATCCGGGGTGCTTACTCTTCGGCCGTGGGCCGCGAGCCTTATTGCCACGATTGTAGCGCCTCTTTCGCGCCTCAACAGACTGCTGCTGCGTCCTAGCCATATGGCAGTGCTGGCAGAGGCTCCTGAGATTGTCTGGCACGTGCGGGCCATCAGGGAAGATATGATCCACCTGATTCGCGGGGTTGCCGCAGAACGCGCACACGCCACCATCCCTTTTGAGGACTGTCTGCCTGATCTTCGCCCAGTCCTTAGGGAGCTCCTTACGGCGACGAGATTGCTTACTCCACGCCACCAGCACTGACTCCATGAAGCTCAACATCCGCATACACTCCGCGATCAAAGAGCATGCGCGCCAGGATCGCCTCAACCCGACTGCGAGCGTCGATAAACCTGGCCTCCACCTCATCCAGGAGGTCATCGGCGACTGGAGCGCTCAGGCCGAATGCCTCTAGATCGTCAACCTCACGACTAGTCTCCCTCAAGGAGTCGACAGCCCGCTCAAAAACCTCCATCACAGGACCCCCATCTCCAGCTGGACCGTCGCGTCGAACCCATACCGGTCATCCACGAACATCTCCAACTGCTCCTCAAGGGCCTCCTGCGCCTCCTGGACGCGGATAACAGCCTCATCCTGCTCAGCATCACGCCTATGCGCCGGCACATCCCACGCCCCACACTGGTCGGCATCATTCAGGGCGTCACGCAGCTCGTCCGCCGCACAGTCCATGGCAGCCAGCATCGCCTTCTCGTGCACGGACGCCGCCACCTTCACCGCGTTCACCGCACATCCCCCGGATAAGTCATAGACACGCCCTCATTCGACGGGGAGCCCTCGCGAATATCAAACAGGAACGACGGCTTAGCATCCTTCCCGCCGAAGTAAGCGTGCTGGATCGACAGATAGTCGCCTGGGTAGACGTACATGTCCTTCTGGCCCTCATTCCTGAAAATCAGGGTTCCATCATTTGTGCGCTCGGGGTGATTATCGCAGAGGATCACGTCAACCTCGGGGGACGCCTTGTCGCCATAGACGAGCAGATACAGCATGGATGCTCCTTTCACCAGATGTTGGATCGCTTGCTGGACGGGAGGGGGCAGGGCTCGATGCATGGGTGCCCCATCTCAGCCAGCTCCCTGACTGTCGGATACGCCTGTCGAACCTCCTTGGCGCACGCCGAGCACTTCCCCTGCCCTGAGTAGAGGCGCGTGCCAGGCCAGTCCTTCGCAGAAGTTCGTGGGGGGCGCATCTTCTGTCCACACGATGAGCACTTGTGTTCGACGGTCCAGTCGATGAGCGCCTTGGGGGTGTGGCCTCGCAACAACTCCCGGTAGCAGGCGTTGCAGGCTCCTCGCCCACCGTAGGGCTTGGTGCCCGGGAACTCCTTCGCCGTCGTGCGCGGGGGCCGGTAGAGCTCGCCGCAGTGAGTGCACTTCGGGAACTGGCGGTCAGTGTTGGGGTTGGTCATGGTGGTCCTTTCGATGGCTGACCAGGAAAGTCTACCACGGCAAGTGGCTCTAGGTAAAGGCGAGGCCCGCCGGGCATACGGAGAAGGAAAGGAAACTTCACTCCGACCCATCCGGCGGGCCTCTATCAGCACGACCATGCTACATGCGACGACGGGGCGAGCGCAACCCTCCAGAATCTCCGGGCAGTTCGACACCCCAGAGGCACTCGAAGTCGTGTAAGCCAATCTGAGAGCCTTTCGGCACCCCACCCAGGCCAGCACACACACCCGCCCCTGTTCGGACGCCCACGGGCCTCCCAGTGGCCTTCCTGGGGTGCGCGCCGCCCGCCGCCGAGGCCCAACCCTCTCTGGTGAGAGCTGACCAACTAGAGACGATCAACCCAACGTAACCACAACCCAACCCACTGCTTGGCACTAGAGCAAGGAAGTCTTCAAGGTCAGGTTCCGTCTCGGTACAGCAAGGAAGGGCAAGGACGACGAAGGTGACTAGGGGCGCTCCAACTCGATCAGGCGACCGAGTACCAGCTAGAGCCAGGAGGAGAACGAGAGAGTTGACCATCTCCTCGTCCTTGCTCTCGT